ACAGGGTGGCCCCGAACGTCTTGAGGTAGAGTTCCCGCTCGCCTTTCGTCCCCGCGTTCACACCGATCTCGTCGGTCGCGCTGTCATAGATCAAGACATCATGTTGCTGCGGACGATAGAACGCGATCCCGCTTTCACCGTCCTCCTGATGCTTGCCCTCCCGCCGCATCGGCATGCCGTGCCGCACCAGAATCCAGATCTTCTCGCCCCGCGGAAAGACAAAGATCCGGCAATTTCGCCCACGGCGCTTCGCCTCAAACCAATTGTCCATCCGGTCCTGCATGGTCTTGGCATCGGCGTCCGAGATTGTCGGGAGTTCGGCTGCCTTCTTCTGGGAGCGAGAACCGGCGAAATACATGAAGTTGGAGCGCTGAAACGCCACGGTTTCGGCGTGCTGGCGTTGCAGGAGCATGGGCTGTGCAAGCCAGATTTGAACGGAGACATCCGCTACCGAGACCTCGTGGTCCTTGTCGATTTCAATGCCGGCCGCCGTGGCTCGGTCAAGCAGTTCGTCCATCGCCTCGTGGGACGCGGTTTCGTGCACATAGTACAGTGCATTGACCATCTCATCGGGTACGGACGCATCCGGGTTCATCAGGACCTTTGCAATATCCTCCAGCGGCATTTCATCAGTCGACCATTGGGCGACATCGAGGCCGCGCAATTCAAAGTACTCCTGCCATGGTTCAAGAAATGCCTTCAGTCTTGCAGGGGCGATCTGCTTGAGGCGATCCGGGTTACTGAAGATTCTCGGGTTGAACGCTGGCATCTGCCTTACTGCTCCTGATTACGCCGTCGACTCAGGAGATTAGGAAGGAACATCGCTCGCCACAAGATTGTGTTCGTGAAAAGTTCCATGCGCGCCATCCGACAGTCCAGCATGCCCGCCGGTAGGTGATGAGAGCATCTGGAGCTTTCCCATGACCATCATGCATCGCGCGCGCCGCGCCGACACGCAATCACGCCTGACGGCAGTCCCGACATGCGGGGTCGGCGCATGATCGATCCCGACGAACGCGAACAGGCGGCCCTGCGTGCTGCCCTCAGGAACATGGCCGAATTGATGGCCGAGATCGGCTGGACCACGAAGTTCGGCGATCTTGGTGAGGCACAAGCGCTCGCGCTCGCGACCGCTGCCGTCGACGGCTTTCAGGAAGGGATGGCGACCAACGCACCCCGGCCTGATCCGGAGGTGCCGTTCTGATGGACACCCCCATGGACTTCAATCACCGGGAGAAGCCGCCCAGTTTCGCCGACACCGTCAATGCCTGCATCGATGCCGCCCTCGTCGTGGAACAGGCCGAACGCCCAGCCCGCGACTATCTCGGGGGAAGCAGGCTTGGCGATTCCTGCCATCGCAGGTTGCAGTATGAATACCTGAAGTCGCCGAAAGACCCGGGGGCCAGGTTCTCCGGCCAGTCTCTGCGGATCTTCGCGCTTGGGCATGTCCTTGAAGATCTGGCCATCGACTGGCTGCGCCAGGCCGGGTTCGACCTCCGCACGCGCAATCGCCATGGCGATCAGTTCGGCTTTTCGGTCGTGGGCGGACGTGTGCAGGGCCATGCCGACGGGGTGGTCGTCGCCGCGCCGAACGGCATGGCGGTTCCGGCGCTCTGGGAGTGCAAGTCGGCGAATGCCAAGAACTGGCGGGAAATCGCGAAGCACGGCGTCGGGAAGGCCAAGCCGGTCTACGCCGCACAGATCGCGCTCTACCAAGCCTATCTCGGCCTGACCGAGACGCCCGCACTCTTCACCGCGATCAACAAGGACACCTGCGAAATCTGGCACGAACTCGTGCCGTTCGATGCAGCACTCGCCCAGTCGGCCAGCGACAAGGCCGTGACGATCCTGCGCGCCTGCGATGCCGGTGATCTGCTGCCGCGCCATACGGCCGACGCCGACCACTTCGAATGCCGGTTCTGCGCCTGGCGGGAACGGTGCTGGGCATGAATCTGTCGTCCGACACCACCAAGCCTGACGACGTCACGCCCGACGCGGAAATGATCGCGATCTATGCCGATGTCGTCTTCGGATACTGCGACGGATGGGTGCCAGTCCGTGCACTCGCCGAGAAAGGTGCGGGCGATGGACCGCCGCATGTGCCGTTCATCGAAGCCGATGGCACACTTGCCGCGAAACTGACGTTGCAGGCGACATGGGCCAGCGGCGTCGGGATGGCACTGTTCGTGGCGCCGGGTACGGTTGCCGCCCCCGGCGATGCACGGGCAGACAGCATCGTGCAGACGCAGGTGGTGCTCGTCGATCTCGACCATGGTGACATTGGCGCGAAACGCGACCATCTCGTGCAGCATCTCGGATGCCCGACACTCGAAGTCGCGTCCGGGGGTGTCACCGCCGAGGGGCAGCGCAAGCTGCACATCTACTGGCGCTTGACTGAACCTGCCGAAGGCACAGACATCTCCACGGTCTGCCGCGCCCGGCACATGATTGCCGCGAAAGTCGGCGGCGATCCTTCCTTCCGGTCCGCCCACCAGCCGATCCGCGTGGCGGGATCGATCCACGCCAAACAGGGTCGGCGGCGGCTGGTGGAGATCCTGCACCACAACCCCCGCGATCATGACCTCGGCGAACTGCTCGAAGCGATCATCGCCATGCCGCCGCTGGAGGGAGAGACCGGGCTCGACTTCAACACGGCCGCCACCGAGCGCGGCAGCGTGACTGAACTTTTCGGCCGACAGGTCCGCGAAGGCGGCGTTGACGGCACCACCCGGTTCGACGCGCTGTCGCGCGTGATCGGTTACTGGATCCGGCGTTCGCGCGAAGGCCACGTGCCCCGCGACAAGGCCTGGGAAGAGATCGTCGCCTACAACGCCGCCCGCATCGATCCTCCCTGGCCCGAGGACCGTCTACGCGAAGAGGCCGAACGCCTCTGGAAGCGCGACCTCGCCCGAAACGGCGAAATCGATGACGAGGATGATGGATCGGACGGTGCCGGACCCGCTGGTGGGGGCAATGATGGGCCGGTGCCGGTGCGCTTCACCGAGGATGCACTCGCCGCGGCTTTCGCCGTCCGTCACGCTGAAACATGGCGATATGTCGCTGGCTGGGGACAATGGCTGACGTGGTCGGGCAAGCTGTGGCGGCGCGAGGAGACGCTGCAGGCTTTCGATTTGGCCCGTATGATCTGCCGCGAGGCGGCGGCGCGCGCGGGCTCGGCGAGACTGAAGGCGAAGCTTTCCAGCGCCGCGACAGTCTCCGCCGTTGAACGGCTGGCCCGGTCCGACCGACGCCATGCCACCACGACCGAGCCATGGGACCGCGATCCCTGGCTCTTGAACACGCCAGGTGGTGTGATCGACCTGCGCAGCGGCGCGTCGATGTTGCACGACCCCGGCCTCTACATGACGCGCATTGCCGGGGCATCCGTCGCCGACGCCTGTCCGGTCTGGCTCGGGTTTCTCGAAACGGTCACGGGCGGGGACGGCGAGCTGCAATCCTACCTGCAACGGATGGCGGGCTACTGCCTGACCGGCGTCACGACCGAGCACGCGCTGTTCTTTCTCTACGGCACCGGCGCGAACGGCAAATCCGTCTTTGCCAACACCTTGACCGCCATCCTCGGTGACTACGCCACCGTCGCGCCGATGGACATGTTCATGGCCACGCAGGGTGATCGCCACCCCACCGACATGGCTGGGCTGCGCGGGGCCCGCATCGTCACGTCCATCGAGACCGAACAGGGCAGTCGCTGGGCAGAGAGCAAGCTGAAGGCGCTGACCGGGGGTGACAAGATCACCGCCCGCTTCATGCGGCAGGACTTTTTCGAGTTCATCCCGCAGTTCAAGCTGCTGATCGTCGGCAACCACAAGCCCTCCATCCGCAATGTCGACGAGGCGATGAAGCGTCGCCTGCACATGGTGCCGTTCACCATCACCATCCCGCCCGCGCGGCGCGACAAGCATCTGGCGGACAGGCTCCTAGCCGAACGCGACGGGATCCTCGCATGGGCGCTCGAGGGCTGCATCGAATGGCAGCGGACCGGGCTGCGCCCGCCGCCCGCCGTCATGGCCGCGACCGAGGATTATTTCGAGGCCGAAGACGCCATCGGTCGCTGGATCGAGGAGCGATGCGCCGTTGGGGCGCACCTGAGCGCCAGCACCACCGCGATGTTCGCGGACTGGAAGGCGTGGGCTGACGCGAACGGCGAGTTCGCGGGCTCGGTCAAGCGCTTCTCGGAGGCCCTGATCGTGCGGGGTTTCGAGCGTCACAACACCCGCGCCGCGAAGGGATTCCGTGGGATCGCCCTCAATGACAGCAACTCTGACCTTTTCTCGGGAGAATAGGAAAATGCCAATGAACTCAGAGAGTGTGACGGATGTGACGGATCATAATTATAAGACCGTTACGCGCGCGCCTGTGCGCACCTATGGAGCGGATAAGGAACGATCCGTCACATCCGTCACACCCGTCACCAACCCACCGGTTGTCTTGCCGGAGCGTGGCGGCCTCCTTCGCTGCGTCCTCGCCCTCGACCTCGGCACCAGCATGGGCTGGGCGCTGCGGCTCGGAACCGACACACACAGCGGCACCGTGTCGTTCCGGCCGAGCCGCTATGACGGCGGTGGCATGCGCTACCTACGGTTCCGCAGCTGGCTCGATCAGCTGGCGGTGGAGCGCGCGCTGCCTGAGGCCGTTTACTTCGAGGAAGTGCGCCGGCACGCCGCAACCGATGCCGCCCACATCTATGGCGGCTTCCTCGCCAGCCTCACCGCCTGG